AGAAAATGATGCATGGGAAGAATATTTAAAGTGCAAAACAGAAATTAATGATAAAGAATTGGAATTTGTTAAAGAAACGAGTACGTATGTATCGGATATATTAGCTGCAATAAATAAGTACACAACAGAACATGTTTCAGAAGCGGGTGCAGGTGCAGGAGCAGGTGCAGGTGTAGTAAGTGCACATGCAATACGTGTTGGTTTTGATGAGCCGACAGAAAAACCAGAAAGAATAAGAAGAATATGTGATAAGTATAATACAGAAAGATCACGTATAGAAACTGAAACGGATCCGGATGATCCAAAAATAAATGAAAAACTTGTAAAAAATGATAATGAATTCATCAGTAAATACAATGATATGATTACATATGATGATTCAGTAAAATATGAAATTCCAGTTAAAATATATGATGATAATGATGTGATAATAATCAATAATAATATATTGATGCACTCAGACCATGATGTCCGGATTATATATAATGACATGCAACGTGAGATTGATAGATTAAATAAAACAATGATAGATACAACATCTGGAAAATCAATATTCGATATAAATATGGTTTTATCTCCACATTTTGAACCAAATACAGGTGTTCATGTGGGCGGGGGAGATGTGCCAAATGATCTGACAGATCTAATTCTAAAGATTGGTGAGATTAGTGACATACAAACAGAATATTTTAATGAATTACACGATTACAAGAAATTAGTAAAAGAATATAATGTCAAACAGCGACATATGATTATGCACACATTATTTTATGTGTTAATTGTGACAAATCAATTATATGCAGGGACATGTGTTATTTATGAATATATTGGTAAAGGATTAATTGCTTTTTATAATCGCATTATTGGTACAATAATTGAAAAAATTAATCTACGTGATCCTACACCAGAAGTGGAATACTTCCGAAAATATCATTGGGTCACACTGAATATTTTGCATAATTTTTTCGTTGCAATAGAAAATTCAATGACGTCTAGGGAAATAATTGATATAAATAACTGCGCAGATAACACGGTTAAAAGTTGTTTTTTACTGTTCAACTATATCAAAGGATCACTTGATGAATTTAATAGTAGATCACTGAGTAAACTTAGTATTTATGCAAGAATTAATGATTTTAAATCAAGTAAGAAAGATGATATTGATATCAATAAAAAAATATTTATTTCTGATTTTGAACGAAAAAAAGCTATTAATGATGCAACCGATAAACCAGGAACAATAAAAAAATTTATTGGTGAAGATACTCTTGATGATCCCGAGTTTGAACCACCCAGTGATGTTACCAAGAAGGAAATATTGGATGAAAAAAGATTAAACCCTGATATTGATGAAGAGCGGATGATATCATTACTTTCCAATGACAGAGTCGATTTAGGATTAATGTATGTTAGAACCGGTACTGATGAACTATGTGCTGATTTTTATAATCCCTCAAATAATAACAATATGGTTAGGGGTATTCAGGCATTAAGATTCACAGAAGTGTTTGATTCTGTTCAACATCCTGAAAATAAAGATATTTCAAAATATATGTCAATGGCCACGCAATTGAGTCAGGGGAAAGGTGTTGCACTTTTAACATATGGATATAGTGGAACAGGAAAAACATATACATTATTTGGTAAGAGTGAGACAGGAGTAAAAGGATTGTTGCAATCAACATTAACAACAATCACAAATCTGGAATCTATAGACTTTAGAATATATGAAATTTATGGACATGGTGTTCCATATCCCCATTACTGGTCTGATGCATCAGGCAATCCCAGAGTTGAAGAGATATCACATCAACTATTCACATATGATTTAACGTTTTCCAACAGTGAATTAATTTTTACAAAAATTAACATAGTCAATGCGAGCCAAATTGCTAAATTTGTGGGAGCCAATATTGATGATGTGGAAGGAAAATATCAAAAGATAGTGGCTACAAATATTCCGAGTGTTTTCAAGTCATTTGACATTTTTATTGATAAAGTTGAGAAATGTAGACAAGGAGATCCGAAATATGCCAGAGAAAATGGAGATATTCCTGAAGAATTACGTCGTCGAGTTAGGGGGACACCAAATAATCCTGTTAGTAGCAGATCAGTGTTGATATTTGATTTTAAATTGACTATAACTGGCAATCGAAAACCTGTACAATTTTTAATAGTTGATTTGCCAGGACGTGAAGAAATTATACAAACATATGTTGATCCATATTTTAACAATATTGCAATGAAAAACCTTTTAATAAAGAGTATTGAACATGAATTGGCACCAGCATCGGCATCAGCATCAGCATCAGCATCGGCACCAGCAACACTAACTAAAAAAGCAGAATCATGGTATGCACAGATAAAATTATTGGCGGCAAGTATTGCTCTAAATCCAATGAGAATTGCTGTTGCCGATGCGTATGGTGTTGTGGATGCGTTCAATCGTAGCGTGATATTATCCAATGAGAGACAAAAAATAGTGAACGCCAAACTGGACATAGGTGGGAAATCAGTTAGTATGTTTGAGGAAGTAGTAAATAATAACGGCAGCACATTGGGTAAGTATTATGTTCTTGAAAATGACAACATTAGTGTGATCAAGTTAAAAAAAGATTTGGGTAAACGGACTAGCATGATGGCCTATGAACAGTACGAAAAAACAAGAAATAATGATCAAGTACGGTATGGAATTCTTGCTATACATTTAATTAATCGCTTGATACAGTTAAAAAAATTTAATATATTACATGCGATAAATAAAAATCTATTAAATAAACATTTAAATATGTTACTCAGAACATATATTGACAGGTTGGGTCCGGACGATATCGCTCGGATTTTTGATGATCTCGCGACTAACTCATTTAAGTCAACAGAAATTGCAGATATCAAGGAAGCCAATCGTAATAAGGATACATTGAAAAAAATTATATTGTATGATTATTATTTGACAGGATTAGAAGGCATATATATAAACGAAAATATTATTGGTTTAATTAAATATTTGGGGACAGATCCGAAAATAAATCAGGATATCGGAAGAAGAGAACTTAAAATCAAGCAACAGAATTCTAAATTAGATTTTGCCTACCAGCAAAAATATGCGAGAGGTCTATTATTGTATAAAGGGTACGAACCATACAAAACAGATCCAGAAATTGCACGTGATGTGCTGATTAATGCTATATTAAATTGGGAAGCAAAAGATGAATCAATTCCACTGGCTGTAATGACCGATAGCAATGATTATAACCTGACCAATATGAAGTATGACCTCAAAATTGTTGACGAAGAAATAGAACGGATGAAAATGTCATATAAATCACATTGTATTTTTAATGATAAAGAACCATTAATTAAAGCCATTTTACAACCATATTTGGATAACGTAGAAGAATATAAAGTATTTTATTTGTTTGCTAACTATGAAGCTGATGATAAACGTAACCAGAAATGCATTCATCAATATAATCTTTTGGCAAACACTAAAAACTTTATAACATCTCTCGTTAAAAATGATTAATTTTGTTAACTCGTTATCAAACAGTTAACAAAAAATACAAAATATATTATCATTTGTATTTTTATAATAGTGAAATGGCAGAAGTATTTGTTAGACTTCAGAATGGTATTCAAAAATATAAAAAACTATTAGATAAAACAAAAAAAACAAGTGATGATAAATTGGCCGATAAGATGAAAATGATTGCACAGCGAATTAGATATCTTAACAGTGTAAAGATTATAAATAATAATAATTTTAAAGAACAGCTTGCAATTTTTGAACAAAATTTGGACGAGATGGATATCATGTTTAAAAAATTAGAAAAAATATTATTACTTTCGGATCAATCTGAATACAAAGGATTAAAAGAAGCTATTGACAACTTTAAGGGTAAAGTCCAACTGATAATCGATGGAAAAAATGGATTGTGGGATTATGATAATGGTGAATATATAGATCTCTCACTTGGATCACCACGTGATTCTCCAGGTCATGTACCTTTATCCGACGCACCAAATCTAAAAAGTGACCATATGGGTGAATTGATTTCAGCATATAAAATTTTACTGGATGATTATACATTTTATACAAACCCGGAACATTATAATAGTTTTGGATCAATATTAGTTGATGTCAATGGAAATATGATGACAAATACTATCACACTATTTGATGATACAATATCTGAAATAAATACAAAATGTGCTAATTTAAATAAAAAAATAGATGATGCACTTTGGTTGCCATCAGCTACAGGTACCAATAGCACAGGACTACCTTATATTGATACATTGAGTATTAAAATGTCAAGCGGTGACATTCTTAAGATACAAAGTATGACAGATACTTATGAAATGAAAATCGGAAAAGTTGCAGCCCAAGTCGAGTATGCATCACCTGCAAATATTATGGCAACTGGTTTACTATGTAATCAAATAAAAGATTTAATTGAGATTGGACCAAGGGAAACACCCGGTGACACTAAACAAGATCGACATATTGACAAAATAGTTAACTTATTAGGTGCAGTATATACGGATGGTGATATTGATGATGATGGTGATGATGGTGAGGATGATAAACGCATGGACAGTGATGATGTTAAACGTAAAATATTGTCAGATGGTGCTGTGCAAACCACTCTTAAATTATCAGATGTCCGAACCGTGACAGTGGAGGGGTCTAAATTTAATGTGAAAAATGAAGACACTGATTTTAACGTCATGTACAGTAAAAAAAAATACGAGAATACATTGTTTGTTTTTAATGATAATGTGAGTCAATATGAAGCATTTCGTGACGGAAATATAATTACAGGTTGTGCCGAAGGTAAGGGCAATGCTGTCATACGTAAATATCAGTGCGAAGAGCCACGGAGAGTAGTTGGCATACCCACAAATAATGGTTGGACGAAAATGACCCCAGATATAAAATCTTTAATCAACGAGGCAATTGTAAGTCTACGAAAAGCAGTGCTGGATAATCCACTTGTCACTAATGTCATATTCAGTCAAAGTAATACTGAAGAAACACTAGGTGTAGATATATTTCCGAATATGGGAGTTGATGTCAAAAAATATATATTTGAGTCCATCTTGCAGCTCAGTCCCAAGGATCCCAGTGCACGTTTAACATCAGGGGGTGCATATGAGGGTGTAAAAATAACGGATGGTGAAATAACTGATTTAAGTCAATTCAAATTATATACTGAAAGGGTAACACTTTTAAAATCAAAAATGGATTTATTAAATAAAAGAATGGAAGAATATGGAGAACTGATGAATAAATTAAATTTAAGATATTTTCAAAAAAAATCATTTGTAACATTTTTGATTGCCATATTGCAATCCCCAAAAATATTAGATAATATAATTCATTTTAAATACATAAATAAAGGATACATCCAATTTTACTTATCAGCAATTAAAAAAATAATAACAAAGATTGATGATAATAATAAAGAAAATGATATATTGTACTTTAAATATTATCATTATGTTACATTACGTTACTTATCTGACTTTCTAACTTATGTCAAAAATGGAATGGAAGTGACTGATGTACTTGATTTGGGAAAGCGTCATGGTGTAGAATCACAACTTATAACAGGATTTCTTATTTTGAACAATTTTAAGGATATACTTGAGGCACATCGAAATGCATTTCCTAATCCTGTTACTATTTATGCACGCATAAATGATAGAGCAATTGATGACATGAAACCAAGAAAATATTTTACTGGTGATGATAATGATGTTAATTTATTCAAAATAGATACAGCACCCAATTCATATAAAAGTGATAAAACAGCGGTTGGCGGGGATGACAAAATGTTTGATACATATTGTGGTAAGGAACATAATACATTACAACCGATAAAATTTACAGAGGTATTTGACGATAAATATGAAAGTAATGCTGTATTGAGCAAATATATGAATTTAGAAACACAAATTAATAAAAAGGAAGGAGTAATGTTGATAACATATGGCTACAGTGGAACCGGAAAAACTTATACATTATTTGGAAAATTGGAAAGAGACTCCAATACAAAGGAAGTGACTGAGAAAACATTTGGCATATTGCAGGCAACTTTGGCTGGCATTAAAGATGCTGAGGAAGTGCGATTTAGATTGTATGAATTACATGGTTATGGTGTAGCATATCCACATTATTGGAAGTCAAACGTTAACCAAGTTGTATATTCTTACAGTATCAGAGCATCAACAGAAAAATTAATAATTAGGAATGTCGTGGCAAAAAAGAATGTTGATGAATATATAAAATCCCAAGAAGATTTCACAACAATAAGTAAAATAGCAATGAAAAATGTATTTGACACATTTTCAGAATTTGTGGAAGAGGTTGATAAGAAACGAAAAACAGAAGGAAGAATATGCATAACGCCAAATAATCCTGAAAGTTCAAGATCAATTATTATTTATGAATTCAACGTGTTGGTAGGAGAAAAATATATTCCGTTTGTTATAGTTGATTTGCCAGGTCGTGAAGAAATTGTCCAGACATATGTTGATACATACATGAATAAACCATGGATGAATGGACCAAATGCGGATAACTGGAAAAAGATATATGACTCCCCAGATGTTGTATATCCTAGATATAGAGACATACCAAATTACAGTGCAATACCATTTTTCAGGGCCCTATTGACATCTATGACAATTAACCCACTTGCTCTTGGTATATTAGTACCATCTGCAATTTTTGAGGGATTCAACACTTTAGACAAAGATGACAGATCACGCATTGGTAGACAGTTTCAATTGGCATCATTTGGGTTATCTGGGAACAATTTGCCAGTATCACTATTACATCAATTTTCAAATACTTGGGATAGTGATTCTAAATTTATATTTAGCAATACAAGAGAAGCTTTAAATAAATATACAACGAGTGGAAAATTATGGGAATATCAAGATAAAATCATAAATATTAGGGGTTCTGAATGTAAAAGTCATGATGAATTTCAATCTAAACTCAACGGATCTAATCCAATAATGCATAGAGAAGACCAAATTTTTTCAAATATAAACAGCATTCAATATCAGGGTGTAATTGCACTCATGTTAATAAACAAAATGATTGTAGAATTGGAATTTGGAGCATTAGGAAAAATTTATGAACATATTGTTAATTTATATTTTAAGGATATTACAGATCATGCATCCATCCCTGATACTCTTGACCATCGTGACCATAGCGCACATGATATAATGATAGATATTTTAAGTAAATCAGATGTGTCAAATATAGAAACAGGTAAACTAAACAGTTTACGCATTATAGAAACCGGAGATAATCCAGATACCTTATCTAGTATCATAACAAAAAAGACCAAAGTGAAAAATATGTATAACCAAATTTTTAATTTTAGATCATATATGACACCATTTGAGGGAATATACATTAATGAAAATATTATGGGTTTAATAAAAGTATTAACAAAAATAGTGGCAAATGGAAATGATGCGGTGGTCAGTAATCTTGTTAAAAAACAGGATACTACTCTTGATTTTGAGAGTAAAAAGTATTCAATTAGAATGAACAATATTGCTTTATATTCCACAGCAGATAAAGCAACTGCAAATTATGAAAATATTTTTAGAGATGACAAAGTTTTAAGACAAATGAGTGATGAAAATTCAGACAGAGAAAAAGGATATGTTGCAGATAAGATTTTTAATTATGATAAACCATTTGTCCAATCAATTTTTGATATGTATGGTAAAGAAAGGAGTGACAAAACTATTGCTGGTGTACCAATAACAATAGCAGCAGTAAAAGATTACAAAATATTTTATTTGTTTAGTAATAATGATCCAGAAAAGAAATGTGCAGCACAGATAAGATTACTAGAAAACACAAGATCATTTATTAATATGATAGAAAAATAATTAATATAAATATACAATTTTGGCAGATGGATACATATCTTTTGACACATACCATAAAGTAGGTAATAAAAAACCTTCTTCATGAATTATTTTATGTTGTTTCTTCATAAAATATGATGTTACACCAGATTGTTTCAAATTAAATCCCGTTACTGCATCTTTTTGAGAATCTTTTCCCAAAATTATTGATATTTTTTCATTGTTTGTTTTATTTGATTTGTATTGAATCACATAAACCAATGTTTTTGGATGTATCAATGTGTTTAATACATTTCCATATATATCCATTTCATTTGTGTAATATTCTGCTGGCATAATTGTTTTTATTGGTTTGTTTTTTAGTTTTAATATGAGTGCGTCAGGAGCAAACATAATAGCATCTCTTAAAACCATAAGTTTGGCATCAGATCTTTTATTTTGATAAATAATATAATTAGTATCTATTTTATAACCCACATCAATTGGCATAATATTGTCATTTTTATCTTTAACAATCATTGTCACATTATTGTAAGTATCAAATGTAAATATGCCTTTTAACACAACTGATATTAATGTCACTGGACACACTATAATTGTGATTGGGAATGTTTGATCATTGTTATCATATGTGTCATAAATTATTGGATACATTAGACATATTTTTAGTGACACTATTTTCCAATATGTTCCATCATTGTATATTAGTATTTGATCATTCAATTTAAGTTCATCTGGTGTCCCAGATGAAAAATCATATTGTGACTGATCTAATGTTTTGTTTTGCATTTTAATGGATATATTATTTAATGAATCACTCATGTTTATAAATTGAATACATAAAAAAAGTGGTCAATAAAAATTAATGATTGCAATGTACGAATGTCATAAGATAAACAAAATTTTATTATAAACCAAATGTTGCGTCTTGTTGAAAAGACATGTATGCCGATCACATGGAACAATAAAATAGATCATTAAAATAATGACATTATGATGAACAATAGGAACTAATATTTGTTCTTATTGTTTTTTATTTATTTATTTATTTTATTGGTTTATGTGATAGGACACTAATAATCACATGAACCAATAAAATGAATAACAATGATAAACTAAAAATGCTTAATATACTATCACACAATTATTACATTGCTAATTATTTTATTGATTATATGATAGTAAACACATATACTTTACAAAATCAATTGGCTATAACACTTTCTTACGTTGCAAGCATTAAATAAAAATTGATAAACTAAATCCCATATATGGTAAAACACATTACAAAAGCACATATACCCCAAAGACATGAATATGGTCGATTTTGAAGGCAATAAGAGTGATGAAGAACTTGGGGGTTTTGACATGGCTGACTTTAGTGATGAATATTTTACCAGATCTATGTTTAATCACACAGAAAAAATATCACTTGAGGAAAAATATAGAAAAACAATTGATGCTAATATGGAATCTAAAAGTGATGAATTGATTATTTCAAATTGTAAAATTGATAAACTAAGTGATGTAGTTGCAACAATGATATGGGTAACCAAATTGACCATTAGGAGTTCTGAACTAAAAAGTATTGAAAATTTACCACCAAATCTGGTGGAGCTTGTTGTAGTGAATAATGACATACCACATTTAGATGGATCCATGTTGCCAGCAACATTACAATTATTATTGTGGGCAGGAAATTCTACAAAAACTGTAGTTGATTTGCGTGAGGGAATCACAGAATTAATCATAAAAGATAATCTAATTACAGAACTATGTACCGTGCCATCAACAGTTAAAAAATTGTTCTTAACTGATAATAGTGACTTGGAACTTTTGCCCCATATATCAGAAGGATGTGAGAAAATTGATTTAAATTGTTCAGGTATTACCAATATTGACAGACTGCCTGATTCATGCACTGAACTTAATACATGCAGATGCAAAATTCCTATTGTCAATAAGTTACCAGCAAGTCTTAAAATTTGGAAAGCATTTATTTCAGAGATTGCCGCAATAACTTGTGAATGGCCATTGGGTTTGATTGAGGCAGATTTATTTAAGAATGACTTATCATATGTTCCAGATTTTCCACCTTTCACAGAAACAGTTGACCTTGAACACAATAATCTCAAAACTATTCCTAAATTTCCCCCGACAGTTCTAAATTTTAACATACGAAATAATCATTTATTAAGCATATCAGATGCTTTTAGGGAAGAATATAGTCGTTCACCAAATGTACTGTTTGATGAACCAGCAAGAAGATTTTCCACATCACATTTCATGTTTAATCCTGGTAGTGGATCTGACATGATGTGGAGATTTGCAGGAAATGGACCAATGCAATTTGCCAAAAGAGATAAAACATTATCAAATAACAAAGAGAATCCTCATTATATTCCATTGACCAGAGTTTTTACTGTCTAATCTATTTTTTATTTATTTATCAGTGCGATATCTGAAGTGAAACTTATTAAAGTCAGTATGTGTGTACCTGTCGCGTATCATATTTATTATTGCCTTCATATATCCCAATGAAATCTCAGGTGGTTTTATTTTGGAATCAACATACACTAGATCAAGTTTGTTTGATATTTGAACATATTTTGATATCAATGATGCGTGTAATGTTGCCATCATAAAGAAATCAGAATGATCTTGTTTTCTATTTCGCATTATTTTGCGCATTATTTCATGATCTAATAGATAAAATTTTAGTCCTTGATAATAAAAGTGATATTGTGGATTTGTTACTAATTCAGATGTTGACTCAATATCAAATTGTGATAACAGTTCCAAATTTTTTTGTGTCCATGAGTCTCGCCATGTGGATGATCCTTCCACACCAACATCAGCAAATGGAAATTTTGTTTCATCATTTTCAAAATTTGTGTACATGATTTTATTTAAATCATCAGATTGAATACCATTTGATACATAAATACCATCAATATCATTGGCTATGCGAATACCATATAAATATAATATCATACCACCCATTGTTATCAATCTGGTCATTTCTAGCAAAGACATATTATTGAATACCCATTTTTTAAATGTTTGCAATTTGAGATGAGCAGTTGTCATAAAGGGTGAACATAAATTGGTAATATTTTGTGATTCTAAAAAATCAAGACTATTTTTATTAAACATTAATTGTGCATATTCAACAGTTTGATAAAAATGATCATTGATATGCATTATATCATTACCTCTAAGATTGTCAAACTTTTTTACTTTTTTCATCATATCCAATATAGTGGTTCTCAATAATGTTTTACCTATTGACCCCTGACCCGATAGTTTCATGTTTTTAACATCATCAAATACAAATACTGTTACATCATTTGTATCAGATGTCTCAATATAATCCATTTTTTTATTTAAAAATTCATTTCTGGCACTATATGTAAACTCATCATACATTGCAAACATTAAATTGTATAATCCCTTCTTGGACAGATTAATTGTTTTAACACAATAGACATTACCATGTTGATTTAAAAGGTTTGTAATATTATCAATACCAACATATTTGGTAACAATTGGCCACAATGTAATAATAAAAATAGATGGTCTGCATTTGATATATTCTGAAATGATTAAATCCCTATCATGTGGACTGACTTTATCATACATATCTAATCTTTGCTTTACAGTCATATCAAGATCCTCATACATTTTTAACAATTTTGAATAATAATTAGGCGTTTTACCAAAATATTTAGAAAGTTGTTTGATGGGTTCAATGTAATTATACTCCTCAATATCATTCCACATAGGTACCATATTTACGGGTCTATAAATTCCAGATGTTGAGACATGATAATATTTTAATTGGTCATTATGTATTTCAGAATCTTTCAAGTGATATAAATTAGTGACCATTTGTCTGGTTGGTTCAATGTGTTCATTGTGTTTTAATTTTTTGGAAAATTTCTCATGTCTCTTCAGGGATGAATAAAAATATTTATGAAAATCATTGACCTCCTTTAATGCACTAGATGAAACTAATTCCGGATATTTTAATAATATATCTTTGTAAAATTGATGCCATAGTATATAATCTGGATATTGTATTCTGACCTTAATATCAAATTTACTGTCCAATATAAAAGGTTTATCACCACCATATTGTAAACCATATAATACTTTCCAATGTGGATATCCCTGAAGTCCAAAAAATCTAGGATTAATGCTTGTCCACTTTCCAGAATATCTTGCGGTTAAATATTGTTGTTCAGGCCAAACAAATTTATTTTCAACCATGGATTTTATATCAGCGCGACTAGACAAATGATGCATGCGTGTTAACAATCTATTTTGAACAGATTTATGACCCAATTCCCTTATTATGCTTTTAAATTCACCCTCTTTAGGTTCCAAAAGCATAAGTCCTCCACCAATTCCAGAATTATTTCTGTCGGTTAAAACTCTGTCAGTATATTTTTGTGGTATTAATTTGCCATGACCACAGCAATCACAATATTTTTGATACCACTTTAATGTTTTCTCTTTGGGTAAAATGTAATTACCCTGTTCATCGTAGCTAATTATTAGATTTTTATCTTCCAGAAAACAACCAGCCGGTGCATTCAGAGAAAATAAATGATCAGGATATTTTAATACAAGAGCATCAGCATCAATTAATAATATTTTTTTATATTGCACCAAATCAAAAACATGAAATTTGGTGAATACCAGTTCTAAATATTTTTTATGTTTTTGATATTTAGTTCTCCAGTTGGGAATTGTGATATAATTTATGTCAATAACATGATCATAAAATTTGTGCAATGTTAATTTTCCATCATCT